AATAGGTATAACATGTGGATACACGTTCGTATGCGCTGCTAAGACACCTGGAATAACAAAAGCTCCAAACGCAGTAGAGTCTATGTTTATTGAAAACGTGTCATCCGTTAATACTGTTATCGTTCCAACCAACTTATCCATCTCATCCATTCCATAAATCGATGTACCTCCAACCTTAGGGACGTACATCCTTACAATAGTCCCTGATATGTAATCATGGTCGAAAGAGCATGTAACAACTGCTGGATGAGCTTGGGTCACAGCTGTTACTAGCCGCATTGCGGGCTGATAGACAGGAGAGGGATTTGCATACCAGGGACCAGCCATTACTAAACCTTTTCCACCTGTGGACCACAGCCTTGGCGACGGTCCATGTCCACCATCTCAACAATCATTGGCTCGTCAAGACCTTCAACATCGGTAAACTCTAAACTCTGGAAGCCATATCTGCGGACCATGCGCCCAATTTCCATCGCTGGCTTTCCGTTCTCTTGCTGCTTGAAGGCATGCTCAGGATATTTACCACTTGAGTTTAAGTGTCTTGCAACACCAAGAGAAACAGTACAAACCTCTCCGTCTCTTAGCGAAACAAGCTCAACAGGATCGCCTTTATGCTTTCTAAACATAAACTCTAGGACTCCGCCTGGAACCTCATAAAACCTGAAGATTCCTCGCACTTTCTCTCGGTCTTTGTCTCGCAAATAACGAGGACTTTGTTTTGTAGCGGCCTTGTGGATTGCGGGGCTTTGCTTCATATCTCTTTTGGGAACTTCTGCTGCTTGAACCATAAATTAACTCCTAAGATAAGATGTCGACAAACTGTCTACAACTGAATTTGGGAGGGGCAGATAAACCACCCCTCCATTAGTAACGTTACAAAACTGTATTAAGTCTCATCTAGGTCACTGAATGATTTACCAGCACGCCACTTGATAACATCGTTAAGATGGCCCGCAGGACTAAGGCTTCCCTCGTTAGGGTTAGCAACTGTACCAACGTGCAATCTTATGCCGATGTAGCCAGTGTTTTTAGTTGCATCTTCAAGCAAGCCGACAGCTCCTTCTAATGCTGCTGCAGTATCCATGCCGATAGGCACTACTGTAGGCATCGTGAACGGAAGGTTGGCAGGCAATGCGAATGTAAATGCTGTAAATCCACTTGAATCGATATCAGTTGTAATTGTTCCCGCAGTTACAGCTGTAACAGTTCCCTCAAGACCATCAATCTCAGTCATACCAAAATTGTCATCTTGAAGTTTGACACGGATAGTCTGGCCAACTGTCAACCCATGATCTACCGATGTGTGAATTACTGCATTAGCTGCTGCAGTAATGTTTATAATGTATCTCCAACGTGGGTAGAAGATTGGGTCATAAGGAATTACTCGATAGAATCCAGCGCCACCGACCAAACCTGGAGCGGTTGCCATATTGTAAGCCATGGTGAAATCAACACCATCAGTGACGGCTCCGACTTGGAAATCCCAACCACAAAGCGATTCGGTTCCAACAGTACCAGACAGGCGAACAATAGAACCAATAGCAAGCCCAGCAGTATTAGCTGCGGCAATAATTGGGTTAACAGCATTTTGTGTTGCTGTCACAGCCCGTGCCGCCCCTGGTGCTTGGTCTGTAGTGTCAATTAAAGTAAACCCTGCGCCTGCGGCACATGCTTGAACACCAAGTGTTGCATCAGCAGCAGGATGGTGATAAACCAACCCTAGACCGTCAGCCATGCCACGCTGCCAATAGTAATGGCAGCCGTAGTCAGCGTTGGTTGCTACTGATTGTGTCCAGTTGACAACTGTCATCCAGTCAACGTCCGAACGTAAGACAATAATCTTGTCTTGTTGGTTGGAGACGAATTCACCTTGTTGAATTATAGTGTTATCCATATTTATACCTTTATACGCTATGTGTGCAACGAAGATTGGTTACCCATAAATCGTTTAGAATCCTTGGGACTTCTGCAAACTTGTAGCCAATCGATGCATTAAGTGCTAATGGCCCATCGTACATTGGGTCTCTATAAATGAACTGCGCTGAATAGCCGTCTTGCTCGATGCATGCGTAAGCTTCCATGCCAACAATTATGTTATTGAAAACATCTGCGTCATTAACAGAAGCATTTGGAGTTACAGCACCAACAGAAGACACTAAGAATCGTAAATTCATTCTGTTACTTTTGTGACCTCTTTCGAGGCGGGGAAAGTTCTTCGACTCTCCCTCTCCAGGTTTCCTCTGGAGTTCAGACTATCGCATCTCCGCATAGCGGAGTCTTCTCACTTAGTCGTTCGACGCGGCAGCAATTCATTGTGCCTTCGCCCCTGTCACCGGTTAGCTAAAGGCCACTACGGCTTCCAAGTCAATCAGAGAAGATTTTAAATCGGCAATCATTCTACCGATTGCTCCCCATTCTGAAGGAGAGGCGTTCATTGGTGATGGGTATTGGTTTTTATGAATAAAACCATCAACGTTATTAAGATCACTCACCATTCTGGTAGAACTTAACGCAAAGTACGCATCACGAATTGGTGCGGTTCCGTATTTATCTTCCCCTTCTTGGCCGTCTAGGATGGTGTATGCGTTGTTGCCAAGCATAGCTTCGGTAACAATTTGACAGTCTGAGTTAGTGATCTCTGTAGGAGTATCACCGTTGACTCCACCAACACAGTTAATCATGCCAGCTGTAGCAACCAACATGTCACGTGTGAGTTGATCTTCGGTCATACGAAGAGAGACACCTAGGCGGGCCGTACCCTCGTTGAGAACCATTCTGTTACTTCGGCTTGCGCCTACTGACCTATTTCTAGGCGGAGAAACCTCTTCGGATTTCTCTCTCCAGGTTTCCTCTGGAGTTCAGACTATCGCATCCCCAGTTACTTGGGGTCTTCTCACTTAGTCGTTCACCGCAATCTTTACTTAGTCGTCGACGTGTGCTATAATCACAACCAACAACTAACAAGGGGCTTTTATGAAATGGACTGACATTGAATTGTCGTATCTTGCAGGAATTATAGACGGGGAAGGTTGCTTCTCCATACAAACTCCTGGCAACAAAACACATACGTTGCGAATGTTTGTAATGTCTACCTCTAAATGTCTTATAGATTATCTTTATAAGACGTATGGAGGTTGGCAGTATTCCAGAAAAAAAGAAAATAAAAACTGGAAAATCAGACACGAATGGTTTGTCGACAGACGAATTCTTGATGAACTTCTCCCTCTCCTTCAACCATTTCTCATAATCAAAAAAGAACATTGTGGCATTGCAATAACCTTTAGAAAAACTTTCCTCAAGGGAACGCAAAAATATCACAGAGTTCCTAATGATTTGATCTTGATAAGAGAAGAATGTCATCGTCATATGAAAATCCTTAACAAAAAAGGCCCATAAAGGTTTTCGGCCCTGTCGCCCTAGCTTACGCCGTAGGCTTCCAAGTCAATTAGAGAAGATTTAGAGACCCCATACCTTTTAGGGTCTTGTGCTGTGAGCGTGCATTGCTCGTTTAAGATTATGTAGGTCCCGTAGTACTGTATCTTTGCATCTATGTCCACAGCAGTTAGCGTTTGGGCCGGAGGCGTAACACCTGTATTTCCCAAAGGAACCATTGCTGTGTCCAACGCATTATACCTACGCATTCTTAAAGTATTACCACTGTTACGAGGCATTGTTTTCTTGATTGCGGGGACTTTGTAAATAAGATTTGGAGTAGGCACGCTCAGAAGCTTGTAACTAAAGCTTTGCTGAACTGGAGCTGGTAAAATAGTTGTAGTTGTAATAGGCATAGTTGTCCTCATAGTAACTACATATTATTAATATAACAGTAGCTGACGAGGCCAACGTACGTCGTGGACTGGCGAAGCCCATTACGCCTACCAAGATGTATGAGCTGAGCGATGGCTCGATACGCTCGTATACTATATAACACCTACATGGTGTAATTACAATAGCTTAAAACTTCTTTTGTGATTCGGTCATCTCTTTATAGAGCTGCTTCTTTAGTTCAGGGGTTAAACCTCCAGCAAATGCATTTGCGTGCGACAGTGCGCCTTCTCCTTGCTGTG